GGCCCGTTCGCACCGAGAACAGTTTCTGAAAGGGGGGTTTGCCATCCCCCGCAGGGGGATGAGAAGTGAGCCTGCACCCGATTGAGGGCGGGGACGGAGCGCCGGCCGAGCCGGATTGGACGCTGACCTACAGCGATCCTGCTGACGTCCAGTACGCTCACGAACAGTGGGGCGTCGTGCTGCGCGAGATGCGCGAGGCACAGACGCTGGTGGTGGCGAACGGCCATATGGTCGTCCGCCTGGTCAATTTCCGGATCGTCTACGAGCGCGCCGCCCAGGACATCGCGGAGCGCGGCGCGATTCTCGAAGCGAAGCGGACCAAGGTGCCGCAGACGAACGCGAACTGGGCAGTGATGCGCCAGGCCGACGAGGCGATCCGCGCGATCGAGGCCGAGCTTGGCGTCTCGCCGCTCCGCCGGAATCGGGTCGGGAAGGTGACGCGTGCCAAGAAAGCCCCCCGCGCGGCGGACAAGTACCTCAAGCAAGTTCCCGGGTGACCCGACCAGCCAGTATGCGGAGAGCGTGCTGGCGGGCCGGATTGTAGCCGGCGAGCATCACATCGCGGCAGCGGAGCGGCACCTCCGGGACATCCAGGACGGCCCGCGCCGCGGCCTCTTCTGGCGGCCCGAGAAGGCGGACGATGCTCTAGGCTTCCCGCCGGCCATGCTGACGATCACCGAGGGGGCGAGGCAGGGCGAGCCGTTCAACCTGCTGCCCTGGCATGTCTTCTGTACCGGGTCGCTGTTCGGCTGGCGCCGTGAAAGCGGCAGGATGCGCTTCCGCAACGGTTGGGTCGAGACCGGCAAGGGGCAGGCCAAGAGCCCGTGGATGGCGGCAACCGGCCTCTACATGATGGGCTGGTACGGGATCCCGAGGGCCAAGGTCTACGCGATCGGCCAGGACCGGAACACGGCCAACGTGCTGTTCAAGGATGCTGTCGCGATGGGCCGGGCGCCAACCCCGGGCGGCGACGACAGCGATACCATGGAGATCCGGGGCGACATCGTCGTCCGTGGCGAGTTCGACAACGCGTGGAAGATCGAGCACCCGGATAGCGGCGGCATCTTCCAGTCGCTGGCGAATGGCGAGGCCATCAGCGGCCCGCGGCCGACACTCGTAGCCGCCGACGAGATCCACGAGTTCAAAAGCAACTACGCGATCGAGACCTGGAAAGAGGCCATCGCGAAGATGCCGGGCGACGCGTTGATGTTGCTCGGCACGAACACGCCGTCGACCGCGCAGACGGTCGGCACGACATACTCGAACCACTACCAGAAGATCGCGAAGGGCGAGGTCCGCGACGACGAGGCGTTTGTCTTCATCGCGCGCGTCGACCAGGCCGATCGCGAGACGGTCTTCGACAACGAGGCGTGCTGGCCGAAGGCATTGCCGGCGCTGGGCGTGACGTTCCCGATCGAGAACATCCGGGGCCGGGTCGAATCCGCGCGCGAGCTGACCGGCGCGGCGATGTCCGTGAAGCGGCTGTATTTCGGCATCCCGATCGGCACCATCGACTTCTGGATCGAAGAGGGCGCGTGGTCCTCGGTCCAGGGCGAAGTCGATCCGGACGAGATGCGGGGCCGCCGCTGCTGGCTGTCGCTGGATCTGTCGCAGAAGAACGATCTGACCGCGCTTACCGCCGTCTGGGAAGACGAGCGCGGCCACCTCTGGGCGAAGACCTGGTACTGGACGACGAAGGACGGCCTCGCCGACCGCATCCGCGGCGACCAGGCGCCCTATGACCAGTGGATCGAGGACGGCCACATCACGGCAGTCTCGGGCGCGGTCATCGACAAGTCCTTCGTGGCGGCCGTTGTCGCCAAGTTGGTCGCCGAGCACGACGTCCAGTGCCTTGCCTTCGACCCCTCCGGCATCGCGGAGTTTCTCGACGCCTGCGAGGAGATCGGCCTGCCGGTCTGGAAGTGGGAGGGGGCGGACAAGTCGTTCGGCACCGGCCTCAAGCTCGTCAGCCATGCCCAGGGCACCAAGGTCGTGTTCAACGATCGCCAGTTCTGCATGCCGCACAGCATCGAGCGGCTTGAGGACGCGATCCTGGCGCGCCGCATCACGATCGACAGTTCGCCAGTGACCTACTCGTGCGCGGCGAACGCGGCGATGGACACCGACGGGCAGAACAACCGCGCGTTCGACAAGAAGCGGTCCCGGGGGCGGATCGACGGAATCGTGACGATCGCGATGGCCGTTGGCGCCGCGCGGGCCGGCAATCTCGAAGCCGCCCAGCCAGCCTACCAAATGCTCTTCGTCTGACGCCGCGCCTCGCGCGCGGTGCGGAGGACCCGATATGAACCGAGCCTACTCCATCCTGACCGTGAAGGCGGTCGAGGACGATCGGCGCGTGATCCGCGGCACGGCCACAACGCCCAGCCCGGACCGCGTCGGCGACATCGTGGAGCCGCTTGGCGTCAAGTTCACCAATCCGCTGCCGCTGCTGCACCAGCACGACAGCCGGCGCCCGGTCGGCACCGTCCGGTTTGACAAGCCGACGAAGGCAGGCATCACCTTCACCGCCACTCTGCCGACGATCGCCGAGCCCGGGCCGCTCAAGGAGCGCGTCGATACCGCCTGGGGCGAACTCAAGGCCGGCTTGGTGCGTGGCGCATCCATCGGATTCCGGCCGATCGAGTACGCGATCATGGACGGCGGCGGCTACCGCTTCCTGGAATCCGAGGTGATGGAGCTTTCGCTCGTCACCGTGCCCGCGAACGCGGACTGCAACGACATCAGCCTCATCAAGTCGCTCGACCACGAGCAGCGGGCCGCGTCCGGCCATTCGCTGCGTCCTGTCGTTCGGCTTCTCCCCGTGCCCGGCGCTGCGGGCAAGTCACTCCCGAAGGCGCCCCAGGAGGGCACAGACGTGAAGACCATCGCCGAGCAGATCGCCGCTTTCGAGGCGACCCGGGCCACCAAGGCCGCCCGGATGGAAGAGATCATGACGAAGTCCGCCGAGACCGGCGAGACGCTGGATGCCGAGCAGGAGCAGGAGTACGACGGCCTCGACGCCGAGGTGAAGTCGCTCGACACGCACCTCGGCCGCCTGCGGAGCCTGGAGAAGGCCAAGGCGTCCACGGCCAAGCCCATCGGCGAGATCAAGAACGCGACCGACGCCAGCCAGGCGCGCGCGGGCATCGTCGTGAAGGCGCAGCCGAAGCTGGAGCCCGGCATCAGCTACGCGCGGCTCGTGAAGGTTAAGATGGCGGCCAAGCTGTCCGGCGATCTCCCGATCGTCATGGCGCAGCGCATGTATGGCGCTGAAAGCGAAGTCGCGGCCATCATCCTGAAGGCCAACGAAGTCGTGGCCGGCACGACGCTGTCCGGCAACTGGGCCTATGACCTGGTCAGTCCGGAGGGTGCGGCCGTCGCGGCCTTCCTGGAGTACCTGCGCCCGGCGACCATCCTGGGCAAGTTCGGCCAGGGCAATGTCCCCGCGCTGACGAGCCTGGACTTCTACACGCCCTACGTCATCGAGACGGGCGGCGGCGCCGCTTACTGGGTGGGCGAGGGGAAGCCGAAGCCGCTGACCTCGTTCGACTATGACCGCTCGACGCTGACCCCGCTCAAGATCGCGAACATCGCGGTGCTGACCGAGGAGAACATCAAGCGCTCCTCGCCGAACTCGGACATGGTCGTCCGGAACGCGCTCGTGAAGGCGATCGCGGCGGGGCTGGATGTCGCGTTCGTCGACCCGGCCAACAACGGGTCCGCGAACGTCAAGCCCGCGTCGATCACCTACGGCGCCGATGCCATCGTCTCGACCGGCACCGACGCGGACGCCATCCGCCTGGATGTGCGCGCGGTGTTCCAGAAGTTCATCGACGCCAGCAACGCGCCGTCGTCCGGGGTCTGGATCATGTCTGCCACCAGCGCGCTGGCGCTGTCTCTGATGGTGAACGCGCTCGGCCAGTCGGAATTTCCGGGCATCGGCATGAACGGCGGCACCTTCCAGGGCCTGCCGGCGATCGTCTCGGAGCACATCGGCAACGTGGTGGCGTTGGTGAACGCCAGCGACATCTTCCTCGGCGACGAGGGCGGTGTCGCGGTCGACATGAGCCGTGAAGCGTCGATCGAAATGCGCAGCACGGGGCTCGGCATGGACGCGACGGCTGGCACGGCCACCGTCGGTTCGGTCTCGATGTTCCAGACCAACAGCGTGG